AGAGTATATTCAAGTAGTGGGTCATACTCAAGTGAGAAAAATTGATATTGAAGGTAAAGCGACAGGTGGTAGATATTATTTTATTGATACCCTTGATACATCAACTCAGTTTTTGATTTATGAAAATAATGAATTTAAAGTGGGAGTAGTTGAAAATGAAACTGAGTGAGGTGAAAATATATCCTAGAGTCTATAATGTTATTAACACATTAGACTCTAGGTTCACTGCTGGGAGTGAAGTAAAAGTATGTAGTGTTAATGAAGAATCAATATTAGTAGCTGTAGGCTCAGGTTTAGCTTTTTTCTTAACTAAAGATGAAGCTTCTTTTACACAGGTGGAGTCCAGATAATATTTATTGTCAAATATTCATTTATGTTACTTAAAAACGGATCAAGAGGAGAAGAAGTAAAACAACTCCAAATTAAATTAGGGTTAAATGCTGATGGAAATTTCGGTCCTATGACTGAAGCTAAAGTAAAGGAATGGCAAGCAGCTAATGGTTTAACAGCAGATGGTATTGTTGGTGATGGTACTTGGGGTAAAATGTTTGGAACTCAAACAGTAGCCCCAGCGGCAACTCCAGTAATTATTCCACCTTCATCATTTAAATTAAATGCTTTAAAAGGACATGTTCCTGACTCTGTGATAGCTCAAATCCCAGATACAGCAGCTAAGTTTAATATCACAACCCCACTTCGTTTAGCTCATTTCTTAGCGCAATGCGGTCATGAATCAGGTGGATTTAAATCAGTTAATGAGAATTTAAATTACTCAGTTGATGGTTTAAAAAGAATATTTGGAAAATATTTTCCTGGTAATTTAGCTGAATCATACGCTCGCCAACCTGAAAAAATAGCATCTCGTGTTTATGGATCAAGAATGGGTAATGGAGATGAATCAACAGGTGAAGGATATAAGTATCGTGGTCGTGGTTACATTCAATTAACAGGTAAATCTAATTATACTAATTTTGCTAAATTTATAGGTGAAGACACAGTAGCCAACCCAGATTTAGTAGCTACTAAATACCCATTAGCATCAGCAGCATTTTTCTTTGATTCAAATAAATTATGGTCTATTTGTGATAAAGGCGCTGATGAAGCAGCAGTAACAGCAGTAACTAAACGAGTTAATGGTGGTACTATTGGGTTAGTTGATCGTATTAAGCATTTTAATGAGTATTATAATTTATTAAAGTAAAATACAATAATGGAGATTATAGCACCTATTATTATTGCTCTTATTACTTCTGTTTTTGGTCCTATAATATTAGAGTGGGCTAAAAGTAAATTTAAAAAGAAACCAATATCAGATCCATTACCTGATGCTATCAAGTATAATGAACAAATTGAGCATCAATTAGATGTTATACTTAATGAATTAGATTGTGATCAAATTTACATAGCTCAATTTCATAATGGGGGTCACTTTTACCCAACTGGTAAATCAATACAGAAATTCTCTGTATTCTATGAGGTAACCACCCCTAATACTATATCAATAAAAGGTGTTTACCAAAATATTCCAGTATCATTGTTTAATAAACCATTAGCTGAATTATATGAGAAAGGTGAAATATTAGTCCCAGATATTGAAAATGATCCTACTTATGGTTTAGAAACATTTTGTGTTGATAATAAATACAAATCATGTTATTTACTATCATTAACTGATTTAGATGGTCGCATTATTGGGGTAATGGGGATCTATTACATCAATAAGAAACATAAAATAGTTAAAGATGAATGGATACTTATTCGTCAAAAATTAGGAGCAATTGGAAATATAATGAGTAATTATTTACATAGTAAAAAATAAAAACATATGACACAGATTTTTTTAGAAGCAGCAACAGCTGGATTCGGAGTATTTGAGCAATTAACTAACTATGGTGCTTTAGGTTTAGTAGTATTAGCTTTAGGGGCTGTTGGTTGGTATATGTTTAAACGTAATATGGCTGAAAAGGATAGAATGCAAGCCAAGATTGATGAATTAGAAAAAGAATTAAGAGATAGAAAATGACACAATTAACTATATTTTTACAAGCAGCTGCTTCCTTTGGACCATTTGAGGTATTAACCCAATACGGCGCATTGGGAGTTATTGTGTTAGGTTTAGGAGCTGTACTTTGGTATATGCTTAAACGCCAATTAAAATCAGAGGATGATCTAAAGAAAAAAGTTGAGGACTTACAAAAAGAATTAAATGATTATATTAAGACTGATACAGGTAAGATTCAAACATCTTTAGATAACAATACTCAAGCATTAAGAGATTTAAGAGAAATCATTTTATTAAGTAAAAAGTGAAAAAGAAATTAGTTTTATATGGTGTTTTATTATTAGTTGTTACTTTGGTTGTAGCTGATGTGTTTGTGGCTGGTGGAGGCCATGTTGAGGTTGTTGAGGAAAATGTTTCATTGGTAGAAGAAAACAATACATTAACTGAACAAAACCAAACCCTGTCATCTGAAAACCAGAAACTATCTTCTGAAAATCAACAATTAACAGAACAAGTTTCTACATTAACAGAGCAGGTAGAAACTTATGAAGAAAAACTTAATACTCCTATTCCTGTTCGTTCTAAGTCTGATTGGAACCTTGAAGTCCCAACCAACGAGTAAATATCCTTACACAACAGTAGATGATGATGGTAAAACATCAATAGTAGTTATGACAACTACTCAAGCTGACGCTATTAATAAAAAATTCCGTGATTTAGAATCAACAATAACACAACAAAAAATTATTATTGAAAAACAAACTGATACTATCACTAAGTATGAGCAAAAAGTAGTCTTTGTTGAGGTAACTAATACACAAGCTTTAACAGCTCAAAAAGCTATATCAGATAGTTTACAATCAAAATTAGACACTATAACAAAAATATATGAAGAACTTAATATAAGTTTATATGAGATGTCTACTGGACCTACTTTATTATACACATTCCCACCATTTGATGAGATAATGTTTTTAGATTTAAAATATTATAATATATATTCTGACCCAGATGGACAAATTGTAATGTCTAGAATGACTAAATCTGAGTATGAAATGTTTAGAGAATGGAGAGAAAAAAATGGGAATGAATCACTTATGAGAGTTGATTATCAAAAAAAGTTTAAATTTAGTAATTTTGAAGATAAATTAACTAAAAGAAAAGTGTGGAAACATCCAAGTGTTTGGAAATAAGGTTTGGCCTTTGGATCATTCTTTATTATATTTAGGTTATGAAATTAAACACATTATTTAAACGCGCAGTAAACGGTAAAATCAATGAATGGACCGTTGAAATTGAAAACAATTGTTTTAGAACAATATCTGGTTACACAGATGGAATTAAAACAACTTCTGAATGGACCTGTTGTTCAGGTAAGAATTTAGGTAAGAAAAATGAAACCACTCCTGAACAACAAGCATTAGCTGAGGCTCAAGCGATGTGGACTAAAAAATTAGAATTAGGTAGTTATGAATCAATAGATGATATTGATAAACCTAAATTCTTTAATCCAATGTTAGCTCATAAATTTGAAGACTATAAGGATAAAATCACTTACCCTGTTTATTCACAACCTAAATTAGATGGTATCAGATGTATTGTTAGAGCAGATGGTATGTGGAGTCGAAATGGTAAGAAAATAGTTTCAGCACCTCATATCTATGAAGCGATGAAACCATTATTTGAAGCTAATCCTGATTTGATTTTTGATGGTGAGTTGTATGCTGATAAGTTTGCAAATGACTTTAACGCTATTTGTTCATTAGTTAAGAAAACTAAACCAACAAGTGATGATTTAAGAAAAAGTGCTGAGTCAATTCAATATCACATTTATGATTTACCTAGTTGTAGTGGGGTGTTTAGTAAACGATTAAATGTTTTAATTAATTTAGATCTACCAGAGTGTTGTAAAATAGTAGAGACATATGATGTTAGAAATGCTCAAGAAATTGAAGAATGGTATGGTGATTATGTTAATAGAGGTTATGAGGGTCAAATGATTCGTTTAGATAAAGAATATGAGTCAAAACGTTCTAAATCATTACTTAAACATAAATCGTTTATAGATGAAGAATATATTATTTTAGATGTAGTTGAAGGTGAAGGTAACAAAACAGGAATGGTAGGTTCGTTTGTATTTAGAAGTAAAACAGGTCATATATTTAATTCATCACCTAAGTACAGTTGGGATGAATGTAAAGAACTTTGGAAACAAAGACAAGAATTGATTGGCAAATCAGCAACAGTTAAATATTTTAATCTAACACCAGATGGGGTTCCAAGATTCCCATATGTAATTAATATTGATAGAGAAAGTTACGAATGAAAAAATGTTTTGACTGTAAACGAACATACCCGTTATTTATGTTCACTAAAAATCCTAGACCATACCAACGACCTCAACATCAAGGTAAGAATTTAGTATGTAGACATTGTACTTACAAACGTTGGAGTGAGAGTATGTTTGCTTGGGTTGTGAATACAAGTGGCAAATTTGAAAGAATAGAATTTAAATCAAAATGGGAAATATTTAAAAAATTATTTTTATGATAGTATCAGCAATTATTTCATTTGTATTAGCAGTTATATTAGCTATAGCGATGGTTCGAGGAATTGATTATATGAAAAAAAATCATCCTGACTATAAAGGAGAAGATTTATTTGATGAAGAATAAATTGGCACCCTAAATAAAGGTTATTATATTATAGTTATGAGCAAATTAAACACATTAAAAACCCAAAACCCAGACCTTAACATCAGTCTTATCGATGCGTTAGGTTTAGTCTATAAGACTAAGTATGTTGAAATGTATCTCAACATATATAAAACTAAAAAAGCTAAAAAAGATGATAATGATGATGAAGATAATATGACTTCATTTCAAATAGAAATGATTGATATGGGATTCAATGAAAAATATGTCAATGAATTAAATAAAAAACTAAATCACCTCCAACAACATTTTGTTAGTGAATTGATTAGTGAGATGAATTATCGTGATATAAGAAGCTTTAATAAATTTATTGAGTTGAATGAACGTGGTTTAATTGATAATAAAGATGTAACATCATACAAATCAATGGAAGATGTATTAAGTCAAATATCAATTGCTGAGTTAAAATTAATAGATAAAGAATTAGAGAAACTTGTTTTAAAACTACATGAAGATGAGGAATGGTTAATTATTAAACCATTAACATATGAGTCATCTAAAAAATATGGTGCTGGAACTAGATGGTGTACAGCAGCTGAAAGTGAAGACTATCAATTTTATAATTATACAAGTCGAGGTATTTTAATTTATACCATCAATAAAAAGACAGGTTATAAAGTAGCTACATTTAAAAATCTAGATAAAGAACATAGTCGTGAATTATCATTTTGGGACGCTGAAGATAACAGAGTTGACTCATTAGAATTAAATTTACCTGATGATGTTATGGATATTATTGTTACTGATTTGAAAAATTGCCAACAAAGTAATTACCACTTAGCCCCAGATGAAATTAAAGCAATTAATGATAATGCTAAGGGAGAGAAAAAAAGTGCTAGCCTGCTTCGTACATTAGGAGAATTAATGAGTGAGCATAATATACCTAGAGTTAGCTATGATATAAGAGATAATGGTGAGTACACTACAACCGCTACAGATAATACTTTAAACTATACTCTAAACTATGAAGAACCACAGCAAGGATAAAATATGGCATGATGAAAACCCAGACACACCTGGTAGTTTTATTTGTAGAATGCATGATGGTTATATTAAAATGTGTTATTGGGATGGAGAAGAATGGGGTGACATGTGGCAAGATGGTTTAAAAGGAGAAGTGACACGTTGGATGGATATACCATATGATGACTCATTAGTGAGTGGTTATGATGAGGAGTGGGAAGTAGATGAGTGGACATGGGATGATGAAGATGAATTTAAAACTTGGAATGAAGCACCTTATGGAGACGAATAAAATGATAACACCAATTCAAAAAATTAAAAGCGTTTACTACAAAATGAATGAAGCACAATTTCATCATTGGTTAGCAACCCATCTGAAAGATTTAGAACAAGATGAAATGGCACTTGTAACTAAATGTCTTAAATGTGGAGGTGAATGGAAACAAAATGAACATGGACGATGGGTAAATAAACATGATCCTGACACCTTTTATGAAGAAAATTTTAAATAAAGTTTGGCCTTAGGGCCATTTTTTATTATATTTAAATATTAAATAA